CATCTGGAAGGGAGATCTGAAGAATGAAAAAGAATGAGTGTGCGCAAGAGATGATTCTGGATCTGGTGATGCGAATGGGTTGCGAGGTTATACTCCGCCCGGTGCAGACTCCAACAGTGAAAGCATTGGAGATAGTGTTTCGGCACAAAGGGTACAGTGAGGCAACAATCATTGATTTTGAGCGGTTAGGTTATTGCGCCGCTGATGCAGAGAGAATCACCTGCGAGATTATCAGTCGGTCAATCACAAGGCTGTTTAGATTCCCTTATGACAGGATGATAGAGAAACACTTCCGGGAGGGTGCTGACAATGCCTAACACAATGTACTTTGTGCAATGCAAAGATTGCACAGAATGTAGAAAATCTTCATTTGGATTTTTTTGTGATAAGCATACTGAATACATCGACAATCCAGATGTGGATGGTTGCACCTTTGGAAAAGAAAAAGAGGATGGAAAAAGGAGAGAGGGAGAATGACTGAACAAAGCAGAAAGCGAAAACAAGATAATATTCGCAAAAACTGTGGTTCTTGCATACATCAAGTAGTTTGTGGTTGGAAAGGAGCATATGACACCGAAGTTGGTGCGATGATTCATGAAGCACAGCACTGCTCTTTGATTGAGTACGATGTTAAGTGCAAGCACCATATGTGCGCTGGCGGTGACACGCACAATTTGCTGTTTGCTGATATGGAGGAAATCATAGATGCCTAACAAAAGAGAAAAGCTGATTGATCTTCGCCGAGAGGGTGAAAAAATCGCAGAGAATTTCTGCGTAAGCAAACAAGAGTGCTATCAATGCCCGTACAACACACCGAACAGCTGCCAAGAGGGGCTGATCGCCGACCGCCTGATCGCCAACGGCGTGACCTTTGCAACCGACAATAATGTCGGCAGCAAGTGGATTCCTGTGACGGAGAGATTGCCGGAAGATAATAAAATTGTGTTGATTTGCAGTAGAATAGGCAATCAGTATGTTGCGCAACACTTTAGAGGGCATTTTTATTCAGATGGTACACGCATCAGTACATCCCACTGGATGCCACTGCCTGAGCCGCCGAAAGGAGAATGATTATGAAATTCTTTGGAAATGCGGTGACAATGCCGCATGACAAGCCACAGACCAACGCAGACCGCATCCGGGCTATGAGTGATGAGGAACTGGCACAGCTGTTGTACTGCAGCGACAGCCTTGGGTGGTGCCACAACCTTCCGGAATGCGGCGAACTGCTGAATACAGAAGAATGCATCCCGGAAGAAAAGTGTATCGGCTGTTTGCTTTCGTGGCTCCAACAGCCAGTAAGGGAGGAATGACCATGCTGGATAAACTGATTTTCCTTTACATCGGCCTGGCCGTTGGTGGTTTAATCGGATTTTTGGTGTGCGCAGTGCTGACTGCGGGAAGGAGCGACCATGCCTGAAGATCGCTGTGTATGCTGCGGAGAGATCATACCGGAAGGACGGCAGGTGTGCCTGCAGTGTCAATGGAAAACTGGTAAGGAGGTGGATGGAGATGTATGATATTTGGAGAATGCAAGCAGTTAATGATTTGCAGACTTTGAACGCAAAAAGGGAGTCTCTCGTAAATATTCCGGAGCAAATTGCAGAGCTGGAGGCTAAAGTTACAGCCATCCGGAGTGCAACAGCTGATAGCACCCCTGTGAAGGGCGGCGGATCTGGACGGGAATACATGTTGCTGAACAATATCACAGAAAGGGACAGGCTCAGAGATTCCCTGGAGCAGGCCAAGAAAGACGTGGCCAAAATTGAGCGGGCGTTAAGTGTGCTGACGGCTGAAGAACGCAGAATTCTGCAAGTTCGCTTCATTGATCGAGAACCAGGTGCAGTTACCAAACTGTCCTGTGAACTGAACCTGGACGAACGAACGGTGCGAAATCGGCAGGCGGGTGCGCTCTTGCAGTTCGGCATAGCAATGCGAGGTCCCCAAAAGCAGTGACAAAAATGTATTGTTTTTCGGAATACATATGCTAAAATTAGTATGCTTAGCAACAGCAACAAGAGCCTTGGGATTGGTCCCAGGGCTCTTTTTCTGTGGCGCGGTAGGTCACGAGTTGGTTTTTCTCATTTTCGCCAACAGAAGGCTGTTCGAATCGGCCTCGCGCCATAAATACCGAACAGAGATCGCACGCTAGAGAGAGGTGCATAAATAAGTTCTCACCGAGTTGACAAAGCAGCTTGCATGCGGAATGTGACACACATTTTCTTCGCCGACAAGGATAAGCGGCATCGCTACTGATCAACAGCGGTTCGGGTGCAAGCCCTTGCTTTAGTAGGGCCTTAAAAAAGCGGTTCCCGGCACCGAAAGCCGGGATATTATAGCGCGAGATAGGAGGATCGGCATACAATGAAAGTTCCAGAGAGCGTGCGCATTGGTGGCGTTGAGTACGAGGTACGATATGAGCCTAACTTGCGTTTAAACAACAACCTGTGCTATGGCACGATCAACTACGATGAAAGCACAATAACTCTTTCGAAGGCGGATGGAACAGAGCATCAGAGGCGATGCATTACTTTGTGGCATGAGATCCTCCACGGTATAAGAAACCATGCGGGCCTTGAGATAGAGAACGAAGAAGAAATTGTGGATATGTTCGCAAGGGGCATTTATCAGGTGCTTCAGGACAACGGCAGCAGACTGTTCGATTTGGAAAAATAACGGCCCAGCTGAAAGATCGGCAGGATTTTTACATATGCAACAGGACCTCCCGCACCTCTCCGCGGAAACGTGTGATGTGTCCCAGGGAGGGCATTTTATTGGGTTCTGGCATAGGGGATGTCGGAGGGTGGGTTTGGGGCACAAAAGGCAAGAGAGGTGGTGACGAGTGGCATTAACGGAAAGACAAGCACGATTTGTTGCGGAATATCTTGTGGATCTGAATGCCACAGAGGCCGCCAAGCGCGCCGGATACAGTGAAAAGACGGCGTATTCCATAGGATTTGAAAACCTGAGAAAACCTGAAATTCAGGATGCGATTCAAACGGCCATGGCGCAGCGAGAAAAAAGGACTGCAATTACCCAGGATCGGGTACTGCAGGAGCTTGCGCGAGTGGCCTTTGCCAACGGTACCGACTTTGCGCGGGTAGTTGTCCGGGAAGAGCCGGTAGAAGTGGTTGACGAAGAGGGAGACCTGAAGAAGGTCGTGAGAAGAATCCAGACGGTCGAGATCGTCGATACAGACCGCGTGGATCCTGAGAAGCGCGCGGCTATTGCTGGCATCAAGGAAGGCAAATACGGCATCGAAGTCAGCAGCTACGATAAGGTCAAGGCTCTGGAACTACTGGGCAAGCACCTAGGGATGTTCGATGGTAAAGGGGGACAGAGGGAATCTGAGGAGAATAACCTTCTGCAAGCCATTCAAAGCACTGAGGAGATAGACACGGATGATTTACCAGAAGTTGAGTAAACGCCAACGGTTGGCAATGCTTTGGTGGCAACAGCCGAAGTTCCGGGACCGCGATGCTATCATTTGCGATGGATCCATTCGCTCCGGCAAGACTATTTGTATGACGGTGGGGTTCTTCCTGTGGAGTATGTCCGCATTTTCCGGGGAGAAATTTGCCATCTGCGGCAAGACCATCGAATCGCTGCGGCGTAACGTGATCCTGAACCTGCGTGACTGGATTCCGGATGACATTGAGATCACCGAGCGCAGGGCGGAAAATAAGATCATCGTTTCCGATGGCTGCGGTCACGAGAACACATATTTCCTTTTTGGCGGCCGGGACGAGAGCTCCTATATGCTGGTGCAGGGTATTACGCTGGCTGGCGCGCTGCTGGATGAAGTAGTGCTGATGCCTCGGAGCTTTGTAGAACAGGTATGCGCCCGGTGTTCTGTACCGGGATCCAAACTGTGGTTTAACTGCAACCCCGGCGGCCCGGAACACTGGTTCAACCAGACATGGGTCCAGCGCGCAAAGGAAATGAACGCCCTGCATGTTCACTTCACGATGTCGGACAACCTGAGCCTCGCAAGGGAGATCCGTGAACGATATGAGCGGATGTATACAGGTGTATTCTATCGCCGATATGTCCTGGGCGAATGGTGTCTTGCAGAAGGACTGATCTACCAGTTCGACAAGGATGTTCACACCTTTAAGGAATTCCCGCCTGCGGAGCTGGCGAAGCGGTATCCGAGGGAGAATCCCAAAGACATTTCGAACAAATACGGGGAATGGTATATCTCCTGTGACTACGGAACACTCAACCCCTTCTCTGCCGGCCTGTGGTGGGTCCACGAAGGGAGGGCGTATCGTGTGGCCGAGTATTATTACTCCGGCAGAAACAGCTCCATTATGAAAACAGATGAGGAATACTACACAGAACTAAAAAAATTAGCTGGCGACAGGTTGATCCGCGCAGTGATCGTGGACCCTTCGGCGGCTTCTTTTATTGCAACCATACGGCAGCACGGCCGTTTTTCTGTACGCAAAGCCCGAAATGAAGTTTTGCCGGGTATACGGCTGACGGCCTCCATGCTGCAGGCAGGGGTTATTAAGATCGGCGCAGAGTGCCAGGATGCCATCCGTGAATTTGGATTGTACCGGTGGGAAGAGAAGGGCGAGGTGGACAAGCCCATCAAGGAGAATGACCATGCCATGGACGATATCCGCTATTTCTGCGCTACCGTTATGCGCCGGGATCCATTTGCCCGTAAGGCGCTGGGAGGTTTGTACGATGAAGAAGATTAAAAATTGGATTGTAAATAGATTTCTGCCCATAGTGGCCAGAGAAATGCTTGTGACGGACAATGAGCGGCTTCGGGAAGAGGTTCGCCGGTGTCGCGAGGAAATCGGGCAGCTTAAATCCTATGTTGCTGGATTGGAAACCGGTATCAAGGCCCAGCGCCGGATCATTGTTAACACAGGGGAGGGGAGTAAATGAGCTTTAAAACTTTACAGGAGAACGCAGCACAATATGCTATGGCGTTCCAGGCGACTGAGATTACGTCTGCGGAGATGCGCGAAGCGATCCCCGAATGGCTCAGCCTTTATTATCAGGCAGCACCGCAGAAAGACGAAGATCCTTGCCAGCGCATTGCATACACCATTGTTCGTAAGCTGACCAAGACGGTGTTTTCGGAATACAAGACAACCTGCAAGGACGCATTTGTCGATGGTGTACTGACAGCCCTTAACTGGGTGAGTGCAGAGGCTATGCAGATGGCTTTGATAGGCGGTGAGTGCCGGCTGAAACCGATTCCTGCAAAGGACGGGTTTCGCTTCGTAGTAGTCCCGAGGCATAATATCTTGGTCTTCGGCAGAGATGCGGAAGGCAACATGACAGACGTGGGCACCGTGGAGCAGACATCTGCCGGCCAATTCTATTACACACTTCTGGAGCGGCGCACAGTGGACAGCAGAGGATATTTGACCATCCGCAACCGGCTGCTCCGCTCCTATTCGAAATATAGCCTGGGGCAGGAGGTCTCCTTGACCAGTGTTCCGCAATATGCGGAACTTCCTGAAGAGTACACTTTCCCGAGACCTGTGGGCTCTGTTGGTATGGCGCAGCTCCGGACACCGATGGTCAACTGTGTGGACGGTAGCGCAGATGCGGTCTCTGTGTATGCCGCAGCAGTGGGGCTGATCCACAATATCGACCACAATGAAGCCCAGCTCAACGGCGAGTTTGACCGGGGCGAGCTCCGGATCGTCGTCAGCGCAGATATGTTCAAGAGGGACATCCACGGTCGTCCTATTCTGGAAGACAAAGTCTTTGTGGGCTTGGATGATGATGCAGAGAGCATCGGCGTTACCCCGTTTTCTCCGGCACTGCGTGAGGCATCTTTCCTTGCCCGGAAACAGGAATACTTGCGCAATGTGGAAAATGTGATTGGCTTGAAGCGCGGCCTGCTGTCTGAGGTAGAAGCGGCAGAGCGGACAGCCACAGAGATCACATCCAGTGCCGGCGAATACAACCTGACGATCATCGACTTCCAGCAGATGTGGGAGAAGACTGTCAGAGAGGCTGTGCAGATTTGTGGAGTCCTTGGACAGCTTTACCGAGTCTCCGGTGCACATGAGCCCGCGGAGGACGCTGTGGTCATCAGTTGGGGCAACGGCGTGCTCTACGATGAAGGAAAGACCAATCAGGAGCTGCTGAGCCAAGTCCAGAGCGGACTTCTTCAGCCAGAGAGATACCTTGGGTGGTATTACAATCTGCCTTGTGACACGCCGGCACAGCGCGAGAAGATCCGCAAGGACTATATGCCTCAGTTGGTTGAGGAGGAATGAGGTGATCAGTTATGCTGACACCGGAACAGATTGTAGCACTGCGTGACAGAGCAGGGGAGCTTACAGACCCCGTTATTGAGTTTTTGATTGCGGATATAGCGGACAGGATCTCCGAGGCGGGACATCTTACCAGCTCCGCAGCCTATGAAGTCTGGAAGGCACAGAAACTGGGGGTATCGCAGAGACAGCTCAAGAAAGAACTGCAGAAACTGCTGAAGGTATCAAGTGCGCAGGTCGAGCAGCTACTCACTCAGACAGCGAAAACAAGCTATGATTTCGACCTGAAGCGCTTTCCCCATATGGACGCGGTGCCCTTTGACGAGAACGGGTCTCTACAGCAGATCCTCGATGCTGCTATTCAGCAGGCCCAGGAGGATTTCACCAATATCACCCAGACGATGGGTTTTATTGGTCCCGACGGCAGATTTTTAGAGCTGACAGATGCCTACCAACGAGCCTGTGACTTTGCCTTTGAGAAGGTAGTTACTGGTGCGCAGGATTACAATTCCGCAGTGCGCGACGCTACCAGAGGGCTTGCAGAAAAGGGCATCCGGGTTCTGGATTATGCCACGGGTGTTCACAGGTCGCTGGAGACGGCAGTCAGGCAGAATGTCATGGGCGGCCTCGGCATAATGAATGAGCAGATCAGTCAGCAAAACCATGATCTGCTGGGTTGTGATGGTTGGGAGATCTCCGCCCACGGAGGGTGCGCTCCGGACCATGAGCCTATCCAGG